CACCACCGCCTGTGTTAGCTGTGCCTGCTGTTCCAGATACACTTGAACCTACACCGCCAGCACCGCCACCACCAGTTCCTCCAGGTGATGCAGAACCACTAGCTCCACCGCCACCACCTCCTCCAGCATAGAATGTAGAAGTTCCTGAAATACTAGATGTAGCACCTATGCCACCATCACCAGCATTACTAAATACACCATTAACTCCTGCACCACCAGCTCCACCACCGCCACCAGCAGTTACAGTTCCAGCACCACCATCCCATCCAGAACCAGCACCACCACTATTTCCTTGCCCTGCTGTATTGTTAGTAGGAGCAGAAGTGCCATTATATCCATTACCACCACCAGAACCACCAGTATTGCCTGGAGATCCTGAATTATCTGTTGCACCACCGCCTCCGCCAATAGAAGTGATAGTAGTTAAACCTGTTCCACTTAATGATGAATTAGAACCATTACCTCCGCTTCCTACACCGCCAGCACCAACTGTAATAGCATAAATATTTAGTGTAGATAATGTAACAGTATTTGTAAGTAAACCACCTGCTCCTCCACCACCGCCAGACCATCCTCCACCACCAGCTCCTCCACCAGCAACAACAAGATAAGATGCAGGGACATTGTTAGCTGATCCGCTAACTAACATCCCATAAGCTCTTGCTGCCTGAACGGCTAGTCTTGACAATAATGGCATTAACTATTCCTACTTAAATTGTGTTTGTGAAGCAAATACTGTAAATGCGGCTGAACCTGTTTTAATAATAGTATAAGAGTAAGCATCTATTCCTGAAGCGTTACCGCTTGTCCATGCTGTGCCACCTTGATATCTAGGTGTTACTGATGATCCGTCAATTTGAACTGCATTATTAAATCTAGCTGTAGCACCTTGTGTCACTAAAAATACTACTGTAATAGCTTGTCCTGTGGACATAAGAGTATTTAAAGATGTGCCTGATGAACCTCTAAAGTTTACAGTCCAGTTAGCACTTGCATCGGTTGTATAATATAGCACAGACTGTGTGGTTACGTCATAGTTTATAGTGCCTGTTGCAGCTGTGGCAGATACGGTTGTTACTTCAGCTGCGTCTTGGAATACTGCAGCTATCGCTGATGTTGAACCTGTGAATGTTTGAGTATTGGTAAATGTATTAGCTACGTTAGTGACAGGTATATTAGCCGCAGCCAATGATGTTGCACCTGTTCCACCAAAAGCAGTTCCTACAGGGTTTGTAGGTGTCAAGCTAGTTGCTGTTAAAGCTCCTGTGTTTGGATTAAATTGGTATTTAGTAGAGCTTGTAAACTGTGTATTAATGTTTCCTGTAGTTATAGACGAGAATAATGGGTAACGAGTAGCGTTAGTTGTTGTATCGTCTGTAATAGATACAGTTGCAGCATTGGCAGCCCATGTAGGTGCAGATGTGCCGTTAGAAGTTAATACTTGACCGCTTGATCCTGCCGCAGTAATTGCCATGGCAGTTGTTGATGCACCGTAAACTATACCACCTGCTACTAATGCAGATGATTGACCTGTGCCACCGTTAGCAACAGCTACTGTGCCTGTGATAATAGACGCAGGAACAGCTAACGGAGTTGTTTGTTTTACATAAATATGGCCTGTAGAGCTATTTACAAAGGTTACAACGCCTACTTGAACTGTGATCCCTGTAGGTGGGACAGTATTCATTAATTGACCAGCTGAAAATGGGCTTAAATATAAAACTTGTCCTACTGTAAATGTGCCTGTATTGACATTATCAATAATACCTTGTGCTGTTACATAGCCTGTAGCACCGTTAGCAATAGCACCGTTTGTAAGACCAATGACTGCAGCTGTTGCAGCAACGTCAGCTCTAGCTAATGCTACATTTGGATATGTTTGACCGCTAGATGTGCCTGTAACATAAACAGGTGATCCGTTTGGAATAGTTGATCCTGTATTGTTAATGACTTTTACAATTAAATCTTGACCAACATGAACTGCTAGTGAAGATGAGTCATTGTAAAAAGAAAGTGCTTTTTCTGTGCTGTCATACCAAACACGACCTTCAGTATATGTAGGTGCGCCTGTTGGTGTGAATGCTTGATAATCACTTATTGTAGGAGTAGATAATGATGGAGCTGTTGATAAAGCTACAGTTGAACCTGATCCTGTTGTTGAATATGAAGTTCCCCATGCAGAGCCTGTTGAGTTAGCAATACCTGCTGATGGATAAACCATTGATGTAGGTGCAGCAGCCCATGTTGCTGTTGTGCCGTTTGATGTAAGAATAAAGTTATTAGAGCCAATTGGTAATCTTGTTGCGCTATTAGTGCCATTACCAATAATTAAATCGCCTGTTGATGTAATTGGGCTTAAAGCATTAAATGCAGCACTTGCTGTTGTTTGTCCTGTGCCGCCACTAGAAATTGCAAGCGTTGTTGATAACCCTGCCGCAGTTCCTGTTGTATTTTGATTAAATGTAGGCCATGTAAATGTGCCTGTGCTAAAGTTACCTGAAGCTGGTGTGCCTAATGCACCACCGTTTACTAAAATTGATCCTGCTGAACCTACGTTAACGCCTAAAGCTGTTGCAACACCTGTCCCTAATCCTGATATAGAACCTACTGAAACTGCAATAGTAGTGTTACCTGCTGAAGTTAATTGACCCTGTGCATTAACAGTAAATGTGCCAACTTGTGTTGAAGAGCCATAAGAACCTGGTGTTACGGCTGTGTTTGTAATAGAGAATTGTGTGCCTGTTAAAGTAAGGCCTGTGCCTGCTGTATAGCTTGATGAGAATGATAGGTTATACCAATCCATCGCAGTAACACCTAATGTGCCACCTGGTTGTGCGGTTGTATAGAACGCAGCAGTTGCTTGACCGCCAGCTACTATGTAAATAATTGCGCCAACATATTGCGCCCATGTTGTAGAACCATTTGCATAAGTCCATGCGCCTGATTGAACGGTATAAATACCATTTTGTGCTGGGTTTGTTTGGTTTTTAACTAAAACTGTATCGCCTGCAACAACTGAAACAGTATCAATAGTTTGTGGGCCTGAAAGCGTAATGTTTGTTGTGGTAGCAGCTTTAGCTGGTGCTTTCCATGAAATGCCTAATAATGCGTAATCTACATACTGTTTGTTAGCAATATCAGTAGCCGCAGACGGTGTTGTTGATATTGTGCCTGTAACTGTAGAGATATTAGTAAAATTACCTGTAGATGGAACTAAAGCACCAATAGTCGTGCTATTAATCGTGCTGCTAGTAATGTTTAAACCTGATTGATCAGGGTCAATTGTTGCTGAAAATGGCTTGTTCTGCCCAATAAACGTAACAAAGTTATCTTGTGCATCAAAATATGCCTGAACAGGCAATAAATTCTGAACGGTTGATTGAGCAGGACTTGTCATTTTATTTCCTTATTATTGATTTTCAACAGCAGTTACATAAAGTGTTGTTGTATCTGTTCCACCACAAATTGCTGTAATTTGGAACGGAACTGTTGGAACTGCTAGAGTTAGCGGGTAAACCATATTTGCTGGTAATACAAAATCACCTGGTGTGCCTGCAACAGGAAATACTGAAGCTGGAGCAGTAGCCAAATTAGAAACAGTAATAGCACAAGGTTTAGTGCCAGCATTTAAAAATGTAGCAAAATTAACTTGATCGTTAGTTGTATCGTTAATAGTTAGTGAAGTTGATGAATCAGCTGTAACAGCGATAGCATAGGTTTTTCCTGCTGCTCTTAAAACTGTGGTATTAGCCATGATTGTTTCCTTGAATTTGTTAAATTATAAACTTTAATAGAAAAAAAGCCATTAGAAATTTAATGGCTTCTTCTCTTTTCATACATGATTACGGATTTTGTTGTGTTAAGTCGTAGCCATAAACATATACATCGAATGTTGCAGCTGCGCCTTGCACAGTTCCCATGTCAACGTATAAGTTTTGAGCTGTTTGAACTGCTGTTGTAGCTACAGTTCTTTCTGACACAACTGTTGGGCCTGTTAGGGCTGATAAAGCTGCGTTTGCAACAATAGCTGTGCCACCTGCTGCTGGAGCAGTAAATAAACCTGCGGCAGCTGTAGTTAAGCTAATTGAAGCGTTAGTAAAAACAACAAACTTAACAGAGTAAGCTGTTGCATTGATGATAGGTAATACTGCATCAACTGTAGTATTAGCATTAACACCTTGGAAAGAAGCTAACAAACGTAGTGCTTGGTTTGTTCCCACTAACTGCGGATGTGAGCTTTGGGTGACTGCTGGGCCTGGATTTGCCATAATAAATTTTCCTTTTCTGTTTGATTAATGAAGGGGACTTTTACATCCCCTTACCGTTACATTACTTAAGCTGCTACTCGGCAAGCTAACTCTGGGTAGAGTGGTGCCCAACCGTATAACACATCAAGACGTGTAGGAATTGAGTCATTGTTAATAGTGTATTGACGAACCACACGCATTGAAAGACCAATTTCTTTGTCAGATGCACGACCAGCAAAATGAACACCGTCAGGCAATTCAAGATCAGCCATAGCTAATGTGAATGCATTTCTGTGCATAATAATATTTTGTGGTGATGTAACACCTGTGTTATTGAACGGAGTAACAGTTTGTGAACCTGATGATGTTACAACTACGTTTTGGAATTGACCTGCTGTAATGATAGCTGGTGAAACGTTAACTGAAGCTGTGCCACCTGAAGTAATAGTTACAGGGCTGTTAACAACAAAGTTGCGTAATTTACCATATGATTGACGGTTTTGTGGGTTAGCACCAAATACGCCAGCAATAGTGATTACGTCACCTTGATTGAGTGAAGCGTTAGCAGTAGCTGCACCAATAGTGATTGTAGAGCTTGAAGCCCAACCACTTGTTAGGAAGCCTGTTGCTGTTGTAACGTTACATGATAAAACAGAAGTTGCATAAGAACCAAATGTTTGTGAAACAACGTTTTGGTCTAATTTCCAATTCATACCACCTGAATCACGACCCATTAAACCTTTGGTGTATTGGTTTGAGATTGCAGTTTGTGGATTGAAAAGACCTTTTAAGTTGTCAACAATAGTTGCAGATGTAAATGGCTCAACGATACATGATCTGCGGCCATCTCTTGGAGCGCCTTCAGAATCAAGGAATGCTTGACCTGTTAAGAATGTGATTAAACCTGTAGGTGCTACGCCAGCAGTGCCAACGATGTTAGCAGTGTTGTTTTTAGCAGTTACAAGACCGTCACGATCAATCTTATTCGCAATAGCTGCTACAGCTGGTTTAAGAACTCTGTCGCTAAACATATCTAAAGACAATGCTAGGTCTTGAGTTGTAAACTGTGTGTCAACGTGGAATTGTGTTGATAAAGTAACAGGAACTGAAGTTTCATTGAAATCTTCAACGTTTAATGCTGGGCCTGTTGTGCCGATGAAACGACCAGGACGTCTAACGTTAACTGTGTTACCAATTTTTGCGCCAACTACAGCAAATTGGTCGTCATAGTTACGGTCAACTTCTGATGTGAATGTTAATTCATTTTCCAAGACCATTAACGCTTCGTTAGTGATCTTGCTAATGGTTAGTAAATTATTAGCCATGATATTTCCTTATTTTAAGAGTTTAATATCCTGCTACCT